AAATAAATAATATAAATAAAAATATGTATATATATAATATATTATGGATAAAGAAACTATTAATTCAGATATTATTCAATCAATTAATGTTGAAGATGACTTTGAAGAAGTAGATGAAGACTTTGAAGAAGAAGATACAGAAGAAACCGAAGAAGATGATGATGAAATTGAGGATGAAGACTTAGAAGTTCCTGAAGAAATTGAAGATGATGAGGAAGAAGAAGTCGAAGGTGCTGCTGTATAAAACTGAAAATGTATAAATATAGTTAACATGAGAACTTTTTTGCAATTAAGAGAGTTGGCTGGTAGAAAGCCGGAAGGTAAGATGGTCTTTAACAAAAGAGTTAAAGGTGTCAAAGCAATGATACATAAAGAACGTAATGGTTTTGTTGCTTACATAGATGGTGATAGACTTGATGTTTATAGAACACAGAGAGAAGCCGAAAAAGCTATCAGTGAATTTATGAAACAATATAAGTAGGAAAGAACATGAAACTAATATCAGAATTTACCGAAAACGATATAGAATTTATTACCGAACAAGATAAGAAAACCGGTAAAAAAGGTTATAAGATTCGAGGTATATTCGCACAAGCAGAAAAAAAGAATCGAAACGGTCGTATATATCCAATGCCTATTATAGAAAAGGCTGTAAACAAGTATGATACAGAACAAGTACAAAGAGGTAGAGCAGTTGGTGAGTTAAATCACCCTGAAGGACCGACCGTAAATTTAGATAAAGTTTCTCACAAAATCAATAAACTTGAATTTCAAGGTAATGATGTTGTGGGTGAAGCATCGATACTAGAAACCCCTATGGGACAAGTCGTAAAAGGTTTGCTCGATGGAGGTGTCACATTCGGTGTGTCGACTCGTGGTATGGGAAGTTTGAGCCAGCGTAATAACGCAATGGTCGTCAATGACGATTATATTCTTAACGCGGTAGACATCGTGCAAGATCCATCCGCACCTGGAGCTTTTGTTAATGGAATAATGGAAGGTGTTGAATGGGTTTGGAATAACGGTATTATAGAAGCACAAACAATTGAGAAAATGGAGACTGAAATTAAGAAGGCTCCACGAGCTAATCTCTATGAGACAGAGGTTCGTGAGTTCAAGAATTTCCTCTCAATATTAAAATCAAAATAAGGAGTCAAGAATGACTGATAAAGATCAAGTAGAAAATCAGGACGTGGAACTCCAAGAGAATGATGAGGAAATCTCTGAGATGAAACACGATCCTAAAAATGCTGAAGCTCAGTCTGTAGCTGCAACTGATAAAGCAGCTGACGCAACAGGTACCGCAGGTGCAAGAAGTATGCCAGGCGGAACTGCAAAAGATAATACTAAGAAAGATCCAATGCCAAAGACAAAAGCAGGATTGATTGCTGCTATGGTGCATGACTTGCAAGGTAAAGATAAGAAAACTTTAGCTGCAATGTATAATAATAAAATGCAATATAGCGGTACTGATGAAGAAGCTTTTGAAGGTGAGCCAATTGCTGAAAAGCAGGAAGCTGAAGTACAGGTCGATTTTAAAGATGATCTTAAAGCGTTAGTAGCTGAAGAAGCAACACTATCAGATGAGTTCAAGCAGAAAGCAGAAACTATCTTTGAAGCTGCAATCAATACAAAAGTAAATGCAGAGATTGACAGATTAGAAGAAAAGTACAATGAAGAACTTGCCGAAGAGATTGAATCTACAAAGGCAGATCTCGTAGAGAAAGTAGACAACTATCTTAACTACGTAGTTGAAAACTGGATGGAAGAGAACAAGTTAGCTATTCAAAATGGTTTAAGAACTGAGATAGCAGAAGACTTTATGACTAAGTTGAAAGACTTATTCGAAGAGTCATATATCGAAGTACCAGAAGGAAAAGTTGACATGGTAGACGACCTCGCAGATCAAGTTGAAGAGTTAGAGAAGACAGTCAACGAATCAACAAAGAAAGCAATCGATATGGCAGTTGAGTTAGAAGGCTATAAAAGAGATGCAATCATTAGAGAAGCAACTAAAGACTTAGCTGAAACTCAAGTCGAAAAACTTAAAAAATTAGCAGAGAACGTAGATTTTGAAGACGAAGAAACTTTTACACAAAAAGTAGCTCAGTTGAAAGAGTCATACTTTGCTAAAAAAATTACAAGTCAGGAAGGTGAAATTGTAGAAGATGATACACCAAGTGTAGAAACTTCAGATTCAATGGCATCTTACCTTAATGCAATCAAAAAAACGCAAACAAAATAGGGGAGTCCTAAATGGTATCTTACGATAAATTAATCGAGAAATGGTCTCCAGTTCTTAATGAAGAATCAGCTGGAAGTATTAAAGACCATCACAGAAAAGCCGTAACAGCTGCAGTACTCGAAAATCAGGAAATCGCTCTTAAAGAAGAAGGAATGATTAATGAAGCTGCACCTACACAGGCAACAGGAAGTGTAGCCAATTGGAACCCTGTATTGATCGCACTAGTTAGAAGAGCTATGCCAAACTTAATGGCATACGATATCTGCGGTGTGCAACCAATGTCAGGTCCAACAGGTTTAATTTTTGCAATGAAGTCATTGTTCAAAACTACAAGAGGCGGTGCAACTGCGGATAATGAAGCATTATTCAATGAAGCAATTACACCATACTCTGGTGACTCATCAGCAACACAAGGTTCAGCAGGTCCATCAGGTTTAACTGGTATCGACTCAGCTGCTCAAGATTCAAACCTTGATGATCAACGTGTAACAAATGGATTCGGCGGTGGTATGTCTACAGCCGATGCTGAAGGATTAGGTTCTTCAGGTGCTGCTCCAGCAAGTTCATTTGCAGAAATGGGTTTCTCAATCGAGAAAGCAACAGTGACTGCAAAGTCAAGAGCTCTTAAAGCAGAATACAGCTTAGAACTTGCTCAAGATTTAAAAGCCATTCATGGTTTAGACGCTGAGACAGAATTGGCAAATATATTGTCAACAGAAATCTTAGCTGAAATCAATAGAGAAGTTGTAAGAACTATCAACTCTCAGGCTAAAACTGGAGCACTTCAAACAAACACAGCTATCAATGGTATCTTCAACGTACAGACAGATGCTGATGGTAGATGGTCAGTAGAAAAGTTCAAAGGGCTTATCCTTCAAATTGAAAGAGAAGCTAACGTAATAGCAAAAGAAACACGTAGAGGTAAAGGTAACTTTATTGTCTGCTCATCCGATACAGCATCAGCATTAGCTGCATCAGGTATGTTAGACTATACCCCTGCGATGGCAACTAACTTAAATGTAGATGACACAGGTAATACATTCGCCGGTACATTAAACGGTAGAATGAGAGTCTACATTGATCCGTATTCAACTACAGATTACATTACAGTAGGATATAAAGGTACAAATCCATATGATGCCGGTATATTCTATTGCCCATATGTACCACTAACAATGGTCAGAGCTGTAGCTGAAAATACATTCCAACCAAAAATTGGTTTCAAAACCAGATATGGAATGGTATCAAACCCATTTGTTGATAC